TGACGTAGTATCCATCAAATCCAGGATACTGTAGGAAGATGCTGAAAGGGGAATTAGTATCTGCAGATGCAGCCAAAACCTGCTTCTTCTTGGTAGCTATCGCAACATCAATGTTGTTAGAAATAGCCTTAAGAGCCAACGAAGCATCTACCTGACTTATCGTAGGGGCTCCAGAGGTTGGAATGTGATACACTCCAAAATTCAAGACTTCGGTTGCGGTTGTAGATCCGATGGTTCCATCAACTGTACGAACAATTACAACCTGCGCTCCAGCATTTAGTAGAATCTTTGCATTGTGTAGCAAATAGACCTGATATGGCTTATAGCCTGCAGGGGTTCCGAAGATAGAATATAGATCATTTTCATTTGTGATTACAACTGGAGTATTAGAAGGTCCCTTAGGGGTCCATCCAACTAAGCCAATACGATATGGAACTGCAGTAGTATTAGGGCGACCAGATATATCCGTGATATTAATCTGGACTCCAGCCGCTCCCTTTAGTTGATTTTTTACCATGAAGAAACTCCTAGTTTTGGTAATATTTAGGTTGATTAAGATAAACATTGATTTTTTCAGTGATCCTAAATATTCTAGATGAATGCTAATATGTCTTTGTATTTTAAGGGTAATTGGTCTGCTGAACAGTTAGCTGAAATGGGTATTAATGTAAGAGATGCATTTAATCCTTATAATCAAATGCATAATAGATTCGCAGATCAAGTCACCCACGATAATTTAGCAGGTGAATATACTGACGTTAATGGAGTGCAATGCACATATTACGTTTCTACATTAGATACTGTTAGGGATCCAATATATCACGAAGACCCAACCCAAACAATGAATAGAGTCTTCCACATTAAAATGGTGGGAGACGAAACAATTGCAGCAGATAAGGTTAAATTCGGTAGATTTGTATTTGAGGGAATGGATGAAATAAATGTATTTCTACATAGAATGACATTCTTCGAAATGAATTATGCTAGTTTACAGAGATATGGAGTTGCTCCAGCATTAGATCCAATTGATCATAATCCAATTATATCTGAAAGAGGAGAAGCTCAATTTAATTATAAAGGGTATTCAAAAGCTCAAATATTCCCTAAAGCTAGTGATTTAATTAAACCTGAATGGAATAATTTAATGTATGAAATAACTGATTTGAGAGTTGAAATCCCAGATCAGACATTTCTACAGAGAAAATACTTCTTTGGAATAACACTTAGACAGTACCGTGACGATCACCGTGACGTTACAGCTGAAGTCCAGAACAATGGATTTAATACTGAAGGGTACATTGAAGACAAGTTCGACAGATACACAGATCTTAACGTCGGACCTAATATTGAAAACCAGCCAATACCAGTAAGTGATGACGACCATGAAAGATATTGGGGTAATCCAAATCACCCATATGGAACTCATGAAGGAAGCATATCTAAGAAGGATTCTATTACCTATAGACCTGATACCGTCGCACCTGGAACACCTAATATAAGTGACTCTCCTCGCTTTAGACCTCCTCCATTTGGACGAGCATAATAAATTAAATACCATTTACGCCTAAATATTAGCCGAGGTAAAAATGTACCAGGATCTCGATGAATTTGATAAATTGATGAATGCTGTTGAATCTAATTCAACTGAACTGCCAAAGAAGCCTAATTATGAAAGCGCATTAGACTTATCCTCATATGATTTAGAACCAGTTACGGAAAGTATTCTCCGTAATGGAATTAATAGAGTTTCCAATTTACTAAGTGCTGATTTGAAAAGTAAAATTAGCAACGAATGGAAACACTTAGATGAAGACGAAAGAAAATTACTACTTCGGATAATATCTGGAGATTCAAGTGTTTTCTCAGATGAAAATTCAAATATTGATGTTTCATTGGCTAGGGCTTTCAAAGATAAGACGCTACTACCAGCAAAAACAGAAGAAGACGGCGCTGGTATCGTCATTAACAAGAATGTTGACTTAGCCAATTCGGGTGCCACTGCATTCCCTGATATTTCCATTGTGGAAGTTAAAGGTGATGTTAAGTGTAGTTACTCTTCTTTCGTTTCCTTTAGGTATTTCCCAAAGAAGGTTAAGTCTTTAGAGTTCGTCAAGGGTAAGAATCAAATTGAAACCCTTGAAGGTCTACCAGAAACAACTGGAAAGAATGACGCCAACTACTCAATCGACCTAAAATTCACTAAGCTAAATTCACTAAAGGGTTGGAAGTCTAAGACCCCAATCAAAGGTAATGTGAGTTTCAGAGGCTGCGATCTAAAGGATGTCGCCGTCGATAGTCCAATCTACGTAGGTGGGATTTTAGATATTAGAGATAATCCAAATATTTCAATCGAAACGCTAAAAGCTATTTTGCTTAAGGATTATTCTAAGAATCAAATAATAGTCAAGGGTGGAATATATCATACTCTAGAATCAGATGGATACTATAGTTCTGGTAAAATAAAGAAAGATGAATTTGTAAATGAAGATCTAAGTGGCATCCTGAACGAAGCAATGGGAGTGAATCGTGCCGGTGTTTTGGTACCACAGGAAGAACTCTGGAAAATCGGACCTGAGATTATCAGACAGGCTGAACTCAAAAAAGGTAAGAAGGCAAACGATTCGGCTAAGATTAATCTAGCTCAGAAGATCAAACCTGAGGTTCAGGGTTTGATCAAGAATATGGCTTCTACTCAATTGGATAAGAATTCAGTTGCTAATGCAAGTCAAAAGATTGTTAATGGAATGTCGTCGGATGAATTCAGAAAGCTAATGAAGGGGTTATTTGATAATCTACTTAAGCAGCTAACATCGATGATGCATAATACAAATGGCGGCGATTCTAGTCAGGTTGATAAGTCTGTCGAAACTATCACAAATGTTGCGGCTGAAAATATCACCGATAGAATTGAAGAATTCGCAAAAACTATAGATGCTGATTTACAATCAGATTCATGCCTGGATTTGAATCGCATCAATAACGACTTGATAGAAATAATAAAGTCCGTTCCTGAAATCGGTTCAGGTGACTTAAAGATACTACAGAAGAGAGTTGAATCTCTGATTAAATTAAAAGAATCTGATAATAGAGATCAGTATAAAACCATATTAGGTAATTTCCTAAATTTACTATACGTTGGAATTTTAGATAAGAACGAAATATCTGAAAATACCATAAACAAGGTTGTAGATAATTGCCTCGGTGAAGCGAAGGAAGAAGTGGCACCAGAGGCCAAGCCCCAGGAGACTGCACCTGAGCCTCCAGCACAAGCACCTCAAGCTGAGCCTCAGCCAGAGCCTACGTCGGCACCTGCACCTGCGGCAAAGCCAGCACCAGCACCTAAACAGCCAACAAAGCCTGCTGCGCCAAAACCAAAATCTTCATTGTTGGCTAACGCCGTAACAAAAAAGGCTGAAATACCAAGTTCAGTTACAAATGCAGTTAGTAATTCAAAGACTTCAAAAGGTCTAAGTAGATTCCAGCAAATAATAGGTACTGCGTCTACAGCTAAAGTAAATCCGGAGGATAAATGAGATTCTTTGATCTTTCAACATTCATAACAGAAGCAGTTGCCAACGTACCATTGGATTTGGATACAGTCACCATACCTGGAAACCTAAAGGTTATCAGATTCATTGATTACCTAACTACTGGTATTAATGAAGACTTCACACATGAAGGAAATAATGCAGGTAAAGGAGAAAAGGCTAAGTCTAGAGATAATGGACGTGGCAATTTCAGCTCACATATCGACGTTTGTAACAGCTGCGTCAATAGCATATTAACTAGAGCTGGTATGAGAGCATTCTCTGACGTGACATATGAAGACATTCTAGTACCTAGAATACCTAGAGAATTTGAAGGAACCGACGAAGATGTCGATTCTGAATGGAATTTCATTGAACAGTGTCCATCCATCATGAATAACATGAAGGGTGAAATTGGATTGAGTGGTAATATCAATCAGACTCCCTTGTTTGTGGATAAGAGGAAAGTAGACAGCAATACAAAGTTCTATAGAGCTTCTCTACTATACGGATACATCAATAACGAAAATGCACTGGCTGTAGTTAGCAACGGAAATGCCGTTCAACTTGACATCAAGCCTAGATTCTTGAATTTAGACCCAGACATGAAATATATCGATGAGGAAATAGAGTCTCAAAGACCGGCTGCGCTTGAATTACTAAAGGAAATATATTCAGCTAACCCTGAAGATTTCCCAGATGTTAGTGATCCTAAGGCTAATAACGGCACCATGAAGAGCGATGTTCGCGGATTGTTGACAACATTTAAGAGTAAGATTCCAGAAGACGGTAATGTATTCCTATCATCCGATGAAATAAAGGAACTCTTACCGCTACTCCAATACTTTAAGATGCCTAAAGATCTTAGAGACACCAACGATAAGTTCTTCGACAAGATCGCAGCTGGAGTTTCAGCTCTCGAAAAGAGCGGTATTCATTTTGGAGAAAATAGCACTAAGGTCGCACAGATTCAGAATACCCTAACAGCAGGTAATTATGATATAGTGTTAGGTTATAGCCAAGAAGGCGATAAGACCCACACTGAAACTTTCGGTAACAAGGGTGAAGAGATATTTGTGGGATATGTCACTGGATATAAGGGACAGGCTGGAGACGAAGTCATTCCTGTCTATATCGTGAATCAGAATCCAGATCAGATCAATAAGCTAAAGGGTAAAATAGGTAAGAAAGAACATATCGGAAATGTATCCGGTAAAGCTGCAGTACCATATAAGAAGGTAAACACCGATAATAGCGTCAAGAGAACTGGCGGAAATGAATTAATCTTCCAACTCCCATATGAAATATACGGTGTGTTGTTAAAGGAGCAAAAGGAAATACCTGCAGTTGCTCAAGAAACCCCAAAGGTTGACGCAGCTACTGCTAAGGCTCCTAAACCTGTAACTCAACCTAAGGCTAAGCCTGTAGTTGCACCTAAAGCAGAACCTAAGACTGAACCCGCAAAAGCACCTGAACCTAAGCCAACAGAAGAGGTTCCTGCTAAATCAGGAGCTAGGATATTCAAGGAATACGGCGAGCAGTTTGGAAATGGTTCATTAACTAGACAGAAGGCTGTCAATTTGATCAGATCTGCTATTAAGAAAGAAACAGGTAGATCTATCAGCGCCGATAGCATCGCATCTAACTTGGATAAGAAATATGGAGCTAAGGTCGAAAAGTCACCTGAGGAAATAGAAAAGGGTGAAGCCTTTAACTTTCTATTCGGACCTGAAGGAAAGAATACTAAGTTAGCCCCTTCAGCATTACCTAGAATCAAGAAGCTAGCTGAATTAGGTCATAATTTCACCTCAGAAGAATTGGATAATTTAGTAGCTAGAGGCATGAAAAGGGCTGATTTGGATAAGGCTCTAGGGCTTGCACCTGTAATGGAAGTTAGAGTTTCTAAGACTAGTTATAGTCTAAAGGCCCTACTAGAAAACATCAATAAAGGCTAATATACCGTGTACATGAACAACGCCTTGTTAAGAGGCGATTACGACGAATTCGAATATACCGAAGAAATGGCTAGCGAGCTAGTCAAGTGTATGAAAGATCCTATATATTTCATCGAGCACTACGTTCAAATCACAAGTGAACAAAAGAAAATGTTGTTCACTTTAAGACCTTATCAGATTGAGTATTTGAATTTAATACACAATAATTCAAATGTTATGTGTATGTGGGGTAGACAGAGCGGTAAATCAGTATCTACTGCTGCATATATCGCCTGGAAGATCATATTCAATCCTAATGTTAAGGTTCTTCTATTAGCGGACCAGCAAGACAAGGCGCTGGAACAATTAAAGAGAATCAAGGAAATGATTCAGAACATACCATTATGGATGCAAATGGGTGTTCGTAAATGGGCTGAAAAAAGAATCATATTCTCAAACGACTCAGAAGTAAGAGCAGCTGCAACACACGCAAAGGCCGCTTCCGGTTATACCGTTAATTTCCTATACCTTGACGAATTTGCACTTGTAGATGATAACATCGCACAGGATTTCATGAATTCTGTGTTCCCTACAGTATCTTCAGACCCTAACGCTAAAATTGCAATCACTAGTACTCCTAGAGGTAAGAACAATTTCTATCGGATGTGGGAGAAGAATACTAGGAAGGCTAAGCAGGGACTTTCAGGTCCAGATGACTTCATTACATTTAGAATTAGATGGAATGACGTTCCTGGTAGAGATGACGATTGGCGTAAGGGTGAAATAGAAAAGCTCGGCGAAGTCGCTTTTAAGCAAGAATACGACTGTGAATTCGAAGGCTCTTTGGCTACATTGGTACACGCTGACTATATCAAAGCCATGAAAGAACTCTTCATGAGAGATCCAACTAATATACTTGACGAAAAGAAGTTAAGAATCTACTCATGGCCTATACATAAAAAAGAGATTGAAGCAAATAACTACGAATACCTAATAACAGTAGACCCTGCAATGGGAACAGGTCAAGACTTTACCGTCGCTAATGTTTGGTTGATAAAATCTAATACTGACATTGAACAGGTTGCAATTTATCAATCTAACGATGTACCTCCAGATAAATTTGTTTCGAAGATACTTGCACTATGTAAGATGTATCATAATCCATATGTCATAATTGAGACAATGGAACCTGCAGGTGGAATAATAATAAGTAGATTGGTACACGACAATGACTACTACAATGTAATTAACATGCAGAAAGAAGGCATTGGATTCAGAATGGATCATATTGTCAAGATTAAAGCATGTACGCTATTACAGGTCTATTGTGAAAAGCAGGTTCTTAAATTAAGAGACGAAATAACATATGGTGAAATTGAAATGTTCGGTAAGAAGAATAACACATATAAAGCAATTGGAGATAATCATGACGACTGCGTCATGTCTACACTTGCAATGCTTAATTATGTGAATAGTAACTACTTCTACGGTAATATGGATGAGGTTTCAATACATAGAAAGCCTAGTACAGTTAAGGCTGATGAACTAGATGATTCAGAAGATCCATTAATACAAGAGGCATTGGCTCGAATGAGAGCTGACGATGAAGCTAAGGGTGGTAGTGGATACGCTAACACTGCGATTATATTGCAGAGTAGTTCTAAGGTAGTATTCGATGACGCTAGTAAGTGGAAAGAGGATAATGTTCCTAATCGGGCTAATAACCCGATGTTCAATCCTAACGCCAATGGTAATAGCTTCTGGTACAACCGAGACGGCTATTAAACCCAGCGAACCTCGGCTTCAAAATTACCTTCAGTAGCTGAGCTTCTATTGTAGAAGATATACAATTGAGTGTCTACTGCAAACTTAGGGGTAGTCAATTCAACAGAAAACTTACTAGCTAATGATAGATTAGAATCTGATGGAGCCATTATCAGATTTGGATTAGCTATCGTTCCTATGGAAACATTAGCTCCATTGTTGTTATATGCCGTTGTAACGGCAATAGACCCATAAGACACTGATTTACCTGCAGGTATCACTACAAAAGGAATCTGAGCATCTGCTCCAATGTCAACAAATTTAATGAAATCGTTAGAAGTTGATTGTTTTATACTAGAAACTACAATTGAATCTAATTGCTTACCTGCACTTACAACTTCATTAACCTTTCTATCATACTCCTCAACGGTCATATTATCGATACCAACACTCTCAATAATTTCAATAGGTTGACCGCTGACACTTATTCTATTATTGATCTGCTGGATCAAAGTACCCAAATAGAAAGGGGCATACATATCAAATTTAACCCTGAACGTATAATCACAAAGATAAGATCTAGCCTTTGACCTGTCTACTTCATCATTATATTGAGGGCTAACAGAAACCAATTCAACAATAACATCTCGCTTTAAATTAGAAAATTCAAATTCCTTTATTGCGGTATTGAAGGTTGGATTGAAATAAGGTATAATCTGTTCCATTATCTGGAAGTGATCTTGTATTAATTCGGTGTATGATGTTAACGTATATGTTTGAATCCATGGACATGGACGCATATCTTGTATAATTTGCTTTGTTTCAACGTCATATATTTCACGAGTGAAAACTCTTGAAGTTGTACCTGAAGCATTGCGTTCAAGTCCACCCATTCTAAGTCCTAGAATTGGAGTAGTATGTTTAGATTCTGGATGATCTTGCGTACTCAATATAAAATCAGCAAAGTTCTTTGAGTAGTGTATTGTTAAAGGAACTCTAATCTTCTTTCTAATAGTTCCATCTGCATTATACCTATTGATCTCAACTCGATCAAATAGATCTAGTAAAGCAATGTTTACTCGTTCAAATACTCTAGGGTGGTAATAAGGTACCATGAGGTTTATTAACCTCCGCTAGACATTTTGAATCTATTAAGAGCCTTATCGCTTTCGAATTCAGGATCGGATGAAGGCGCTGTAGCTATTTGATCTCTTCTGAGATTAGCATTAGCATCTTCTACAGTCTGATAGCTTGGTTCTAATGTCTCGGTAGGAGCATTATCGTCCAATTCGCCATTAGCTAGTGGCTCTTCTACTGGATTAGCTGAAGTTGGATCGAAATCTAATTCTGCATCTTGAGCTGGGATCTCAGTAAGATCCAATCCAAGTTCCTCTGCTTCTGTATTCACAACCTGAACTATTGTCTTATGGTTAGCATTTAGAATACCGAGTAGTTCTCTATAGAATCCAAGAGCCTTCTTTTCTAGAACTCTTCCAGTGATCGCTACGTTAGCGTCATCAGTGTGGCCTTCAGATACCAATTTGATTATTTCAATGTTAGATCCGTCGCCAAATGATCCACTCTGCAACTTAGCTACATTATCATATAGTTCGTCATACTTGAAAACCAAGTAGAAGAAGAATTCAGGACCCTTCTTCCTAGTGATGTCGTTCTTTCCACCTGCAAGAATATTAGATTCGTCTGCAGTGGCTTCATCTCCACCGAACTCATCAGTGGCTTCAGGGTCAGAAAAACCATCTTCAAAGGAATTGAGATTATTTTCTAGATCCTGTTTTTCATTTGGATTGACCTTACCAGTTGCTTCAGCTAAGAAACCACCTTCATCAGCATCAAGATCCTCGTCGCCGCCTCCAGCTAGAATCTGATTGAAGGTCTTAGAATAAACAGGGTCATTCAAGAAAGGCATGAAATCTGTTACTGTTGAACTTGCAACTCCAGCCTTTTTCCCGTCCTTAGTCTGAGGAGCGGCTTCAAAGTAATTGTAATACCTAAGAAATAGATCAGGATTAGAAGCTAGAACATCGACATCCCACTTGAACTTAATAGCAAACTTCAAGTCTTGGACTTCAACCTTCTTCTTATCAATAGTCTTTCTAGTAACGGTATCAACGGGAGCGATACCCACAGCGACGATTGGTTCGTGATCGGAATAGTGCTTGGAATTGATCGATCCCTGCTGGAAAGGGTTGTAATTGAGACGACCCAAATTCTCCTCAAGCATCAAATAACTTTTGCCTTCTAGTAATATTCTCTTAGGTAGCATGTGGATATTTATGACTATTCAAAAATAAATATCAGAGTGAAGTATAGAGTGTTCGCATTATTGCCTAGAACTGAAGAGGATTTATTAGTATTTGAAGATACTGAGCTGGATTCAGCCCAAAAATACTGTGAAAAGAATATTAAGTATTTCCCGAGGTTGAATCTATTACATGGAGCTAAGGGTTTTCCTGGATATATGGAAGATATTTTTGAAAACGACGAATTCAGAGACAGAGCTAGAGATCATGTAAATGATGCAAAGATTGGCAGAATTAAAAGAAAGACAAGATTCGAAACTAGAATAATATCTGAAACAGATTCAAAGGTTTGTTTCCTTGTTAGGTATAAAAAGAATCAAGCTCGGGTTTGTATTATAGATAAAGATAATAAAGATAAAGTATTCGAGTTATTAAAAAATAAATATGATTGTTATAGAATCAAAATACATAGAGGTGCATTGCCATTAGTTTATTACAGGAACAATGCAGTTAACCATACTACATTAGTCGAATTATTATTTGATAAAAAGAAATTCGGATTTATGAACTTCAGAGACGGAAACCCATATAATTACATGAGGAGTAATATATTCTTCACCAAAGTTTCGCAGACTAGAAATAGAAAAAAGCCGTCAACTGGATATTACGGCGTTCTATATCTACCAAATGAAATAGGGAATAAGAAGTATGTCGCAAATGTATATGTAAATGGTAGATGCAAAAAGGTCGGAAGATTCTCCGACCCGTTGATAGCAGCTAAATCATATGATCGAGCTAGAATGGAATTATATGGTAGGAGCGCTGCGAAGAATTTCCCATACGAATACTACGCAGCATTCGAACCACACTACGTCACAAATGTTAGCTGACTGGAATAATTCTAGCCTTATGTTTCTTCTTAAATGGAATGATAACCGTTAAAATTCCATTTGAAACAGAAGCCTCAATTTCATCCAAATCAATAAAATCTTCAACGAGATCTAGATTTAATGAACTAACACCACGACTATCATTCTTAGCAACAATAGATAATCTCTTCTTTATAATATCACCGATCCCAGCAAAACCATATAGATCTAAAATAGAATACTTATATGGTTGAACTTCAACACTAACATCTTCTTTAGAGTATCCAGGGATTTCTACTTCGAGAATAGTCCCTTCTTTAGTTTCCGTTGCACTTGCCTTTAATAGTCTAGACATGGTTAATGTCTCCTTTCGATAATGTTATTTTAACAAACATCGTGCCAATTAATATGGAATATAGAAACAACAATATTGTGTTTCAATATGAAAACTTAATCTTCAGTGATCATTCCATTATCGATCATCCATCTGAAAAACATTTGCAGTGTAGTTATCAAAGAGCATAAATAAACACATGAGTAAGAGAAAAACAACAGAAGAGTTCATAAAAAAAGCTAAGAATATACACGGCGAGCTGTATGATTATACAGAAACTAGTTACATAAAAGCAACAGAAAAAGTGAAAATTAAATGCTTGACCCATAATAATATTTTTCAAATGGCTCCATATGATCATTTGAATGGTAAAGGATGTAAAAAATGCGGAATAATAAAAACATCAGAAAGCAAAAAATACAATAACGAAGAATTTGTAGAGCTATTAAAAACTAAACACGGAGACGCATATGAATACAGTAAGGTAAATTATATTGGATGTAGAGAGCTAATAACAATAACATGTAATAAGCATGGAGACTTCACTATTCTACCTCAAAGTATTTTAAAAACTAAATGCCCCTCGTGTGTAAAAGAAGAGCATTCAATTAAGTATAGAATGTCGTTAATTGATTTTGTAAGTAAATCAGAGTTGGTACATGGGGGTAAGTATGATTATTCTGAAGTTGAATATATTGGCTGTCACGTAAGAGTTAAAATTTTATGTAAAAAACATAATGATTTTTTCTATCAGTTACCAAGTCATCACATTCGAGGAGTCGGATGCCCCCGGTGTAAAGAATCTAAAGGCGAAGTTGCTATTCGTAATTATTTAACAAATAATAATATTAAATTCATCCCACAATACTCGAAACAGGAATGTAGAAATTATGGTAGATTATATTTTGACTTCGCAATAATAATAGAAAATAAAATTTTAATTGTCGAATTTAATGGAATTCAACACTATAAAGAAGTTAAATATTTTGGAGGGTTGTCTAGATTAAAAAGATATAATGAGAATGATAGAATCAAAAAAGAATATTGCTTTAACAATAATATACCAATGCTAACAATAAAATATAATGAATTATCTAAAATTGATGAAATTTTAGATAATTATATCTCATGTAATAACTAGTCTTCGGTTATCATACCTTCATCTAATAATTTTTTAGATACCAATGCTAAGTGCTTACATAATGCTGGTATTGCAGCTGGATTATTTTTTGGCGCAGGTAACATAAAATTAATAGTGCGAGTAATTCCTTTATCGTCTATATATTTTTTTCCGGTTATTGGAGTCCCTGCTAAACTTTTGTTGCGGACATTCGCATTACTGACATAGTAAATGAAACTTTTGCAATTACATCTAACTTCACAAGGATTATTGAATGACCAGTTCTGAGTATTTCTTTGTCTTCTCAACTTAATCCAGGTAGAATACGGATCTGATTCAGTACCCTGGACGAATGCTGTAATATCACACTGGAGATACTTCGAATCTTGTTTAAGACCTGGAGCTTCAAGTCCAATAACAGTTCCCGCCGACCTTAAAGACTTCTCACCGTCGAAGAAATCTATGAAATTGTTATATAGTGTACTTAGTTTCTTACTAGGTAACCAATCGATTGGGTTCTTTTCAACGCTAGGTGGTAAAGATTCCTTCGGCTCAATAGCAGGTGGATCCTTAGGTGGAGTTAATGGTTTGGTAGGCTCCTTAGCGGTCTTCTGGCTAGGTTTAGCTTCAGGAGTAGGTTCTTCCTTCGCAGGTTCAATAGGCTCTTCAGTAGGCTCCTCTAGAGGGGTTTCAGATGGTGCAGTTTCTGGAGTAGCTTCAGGTTTCGATTTCCCTTGCTGATCTGCAGCCATTTTGTTTTCTACTTCCTCTTCCTCAGGAGTAGCTTCCAAATCAGGAGTAATATCCTCTTCTTCAGTATTATCTTCTAATTCATTTTTATTCTGAATTGCTTCCAATAGGGAATTCAACTTATCTAATGAATTGACATTATGTGATTCTAGTAATTCGATAACATCTTCATTCGTAAACGGAATCCCCTGACTCTCGTAGATATAGTCCCCTATTAGAATTTTCATATTAGATATTTAGTTGGATGCCGTTCTAAATAAGTCGTATGGATTTAGATATTTTTGACCCAGGTGAAGACGAAGACGAGTTCAGTGCCGAGTACGACGATTTCGGTAAGCCTATTATGGATAAGAATGGTCAGCAGCTCCCTAAGGGGTCGGTTAAAGATATTCAATTCGAAAAAGAAAAGCAAGAAAACATCGCAGCTAATGATAAATTGAGAGGTCGTCGTGAAAAGATGGCTCCTTATATTGAGAAGTTTAGAGAAATTTTCTTAGCTATTTTCCATCAGAATCCACAACCTGCAGATCTATATACCGCACTAGAATTGCTATATGATTGGACTTTAGGTAAATTAGAATCTTCAATGAATAAGACTTATGAAGAAGCTAGCCAGTGGATGAGAGTTGCAAACGATCTAATTGATATTGATGAATATGCATTAATGGAGAGTGTTGAAGATATGATTACATCTTCACCTCATTCTGCAATTAGAGCAACACTAGAACAGCAGTATAACAATCTATTGAAGGCTGCTAGAGGCGAGTATTCTAAAGAAGCTCAGATATTCATTGAGATTGCATTTGCATTAGTTTCTATTGTTGAAGAGCAAATCGAAAAGAATCCAAATGATGCAGAAGACTATATTGAATTGAAGGATACCATTGATAGTAAATATGGACCACTATTCAAGGGTTTGCAGAATCAGCTTAATGATTTAGCATCTAAAGATCGAAGATACGGAAGAGTAGCAGCGAGGTAATGAAAAGGGGGTCTAAGACCCCCTTTTTTATTATGACACTGTTTTTACCACCCAGAAGTCACTAGCTAGTGACGTATTAGTCAGATATGCATACGGTATCGTGAAGAATCCAGCCTGACCCCATGAAGTACCCCATGAATTCATAACTAGGAATCTCTGAGTTGCATCGTCATAGCCAACACATAGAACAGCGTGACCACCCAAAACCTTTTCAGTCTTAGCGGGCATTGGCACTATTCCAGTTTTAGCCACTGCGTCAGATTCGAAACTTTCATATACAGTGAAACCGAATACGAAAGGAACACCTGAAGCCAAACAACCCTTAAGACTGTTTAGGTCCTGGGTTAATGACTGATAGGAAATAGCCTTATGCTTCAACGCCGCAGAATACACTGAAGTAGATGGCTTCTTCGCAAACTTTGCAATGTTATAAGGCCATAGAGTTTCAGGTGCTACACCTTGAGAAGCAATGGTCTTAAATCCATCTCTGATCTGGGCTCCATTATCGTACTTAACATCCCCTTCAATTACTCTTTCATTGTAATAAATGAATAATCTAGAAGGTGCAAACGCAGATGCTTCTTTTTGCTTGAGTTCATCGAAGTAGTAAGCATTAGCAATCGAATTTGCAGTGCAGCTACCTAATTCACCCTGATCTAATACAGGAGGGCAATGTGGTCGCAAATCAACAACTGCAGGTAAACTACCAGGAACAATATGAGGCACCTGAAATAATAGATCTCTATGATCAGGCAAACCAACTTTCCAACCATATTTCTTAATTTTTCTCTTACTTATTTCAATTTTCTTTTTAGCCATTATCGTGCTCCTTTAGCATTTCTATTTAGAAAAAGGCCGATAAATGCTGGCTCAGCTTGCTACAATTACAGTAGACACGACTCCTCTATCGAGAGAACACAATGAAGAAATTCCTTGATGTATTGATTAACATGGCCTCGCTTGAAGGCATTTGGATTAACCATAGATTGATATATGACGCTGAAGGTAATGTCATAGGTCGAATACAAGTAGAATACTATGACGAGCATTTAGTTTTCATTAACCTAATTGCAATTTATCCAGAGTATCGGAATAAAGGCTACTTTAGTCAACTATTGAGTTTGATTTCTCGTTCAGCCGATATGAACGGAGACACCTTACAGCTAATACCACTCGCCACAGAAACTTCAGAGATTCCAGCTAGTGACATCTCTATGAATAAATTGAAAAAAATATACGAAGAATTTGAGTTCGAAGCTGAAATCAAGGATGTTGAAGTGTCAGTCTACACTAGGAAACCAAATGTAGAGGAAACTAATGCAAATGGATGATCAGACTTTTCGAATATACCGAAAGAATCCGGTAAAGTTTATCCGTGAAGTATTAGGTGTTCAACTTAGGGATTATCAAATAAAATCCTTAGCTCTATTAGACGAGCATTATATTCACACATGGGCTAGACAGACTGGTAAAAATTATTCAATATATGCAAGTTCAATATGGAAAGCAATATTTTACCCAGGGACTAAAATACTAATAGGAACTAAGTTTGAGCATATTAGACATCATCAAAATGAACTATATGAGATAATAGCAAAAATTAAAAACCTAATACCATATGAGTTTAAATTCTTTAAACAAAGTGACACTATACTATGCCAATGTATTAACGGTAGCTCAATACTAATTTCTAATAAAATAAGAGCACATACAGAATACGACTACATTTTCTATAACTATGAAATGAGACTACCTCACGATATTGAGATAGCGGTTAATTTACCAGAAAAACCAATTGTTCACATTTTCGACCTAGAAAATGAAATTGGATTACGTCTACCAAGGCAGGTAGTGACTTGGAAAGATGTACAAGGTCGAGATGTTGAATGGGCTAAGTGTATGCTAGAACAATTAGGACCTACTGTTTTTAAGCGAGAGTTCCTAGCAACAGAAAAAGACATAAGAGATTTGAGCTAACAAAAAGACCTCTTTCGAGGTCTTTTCTTTTTATTCTCCTAGTTCCTGTATCTTATCATCAACCTGTCTACCACCATCTAGCGACCATGGCTCTAGATTGAATTGCTGACCAGCCTTCATTCTACGGGCAATTTCATCAATAACAGTCCAGTATTCGTCCCAATAATATCCGAGCTTTGGTGTATTGTGACCTGCACTGTGAGACTTTTCTTGAATCTTAATGACATCAATAAGATCTTTTCTTACATGCTCTAGTGCTGCATTGTCAAGGGCTTTGGCGTGCTGCTTACCTTCGGTGAAATCATATACTTCATTACCCGCAGAATCCTTTACCGCTTCATCTAATGGAGCTTCTGTAACTGTTGCATTTGGATCATTCTGTACGTCATTAGGGTCTGATTCTAGACTCGGCGTTGTTCCAGGTGCTGGAGGTGCGGCAGGAGCTGGTGCATTTACTTGACTATTCAACTGTCCGACATATGCGCCAGTGCTATCAATAACCTTATGCTTAATCTCATCTGGCAGATTAGGCCATTCAGATTGTACGCGCCCAAACCATTCATCTGGATCTTGCGCTTCAGACACATTTATCACACTATCATAATCATGAGCTGGTATAGATTCATCTTCTATCGCTTCTGTTATGTATTCAACTCCACCTAAAGTTATGATCGCCATGATTACCTCGTTAGTATATTTAGAGGTACGTTAGCCGATTAGCATAAGGTAAACACTAAATATCCACATGAAATTGATATACCGTGGAATTGTTTATGAATCTGAGAGTAAATCCAATACTGGAGTATTGAATGAAAAGTATGCGGATAAACTACAAGTCAATTCTAAACTAATACTGAATGCAATAATTTCAGCATACAATAGCGGAACTAAAATAGCAGACGGTGATATTTTCAAGTTAGGCGATGTTCTATCTAAACTCAACATGGAAACCCCGGCTGAGTTGAAAGATTTGAGAATTGGATATGTCAATAGCAATGATTTCTATTACCATGTAACTGATAGGTCTGGACTCAAATACCCATTAATTCAAATACCAGATAGAATTAGAAAGACTGGAACACTATATGGTAGAGACTACACCGGAATCGCACATGAATTAAATCACTTCTATCAAGACATAAATGGTGAATTTAAAAAAGACGGATACGGGATACAACCAAATAATCCAGACCATAATATAGAAGGATATAACTTCGGGTATTCAAATAATACACTTGAAATAAATTCTTTTTTACATGAAGTGTTAATTTACTTAAAGGAAAATACTACTTTCGCTAATGAAGTATCAGGCTACGACTTCGGACCTTTCATGGAAGAAATGTTTGAAAAAATAGGGAAGATCCCAGAAAAAGATTTCCACACATACTATAACGATGTGCTCACGGACGACGCAAGGCAGCAAATATCAACTACACTATATTCGATTTGGAAGAAAATTAAAAATACAAATATGTCTACAATTAAATAAATATCAGCAATATGAGCGAATAAAAAAGGGGTTCATCATGGGGTTTTTCTCTCACTTGCAGGATCTCGTTGATAAGTTGCTAAACCCCGTGGATAAAAACCTAGTAAGAATGAAGAAGCTATTTGGCGACGAATGTTGCTTGTGTAATAACAAAATAGATTTCTATCATAAGATTGAAGTAGAATGTAAGCAATTACCAGTATGTCTACTTTGTAGAGCTAAGGTAGAAAACGGTGCGAAGTGGGCGTACATATTGAAGGCATCATGCATAAACGAAAAACGCAGATACTATGAGAAGTATCTGCGTATCATTTCGTGGTTGTCTAACTGCGATTAAGAGTTGATGATGACTTCCCCAGGGTAATCAACCATTCTAGCTCTCATCTGCGCAACCTTCTCATCAGGCACCCCGTGTACGTTGCCGAATGTTGCGTTCGAGCGATACACTTCAACCGGAATACCAAGCGATTCGGCGATTGAAGTATAGTCTCGAATTTCGCGAGAAGTCGTGAGGGTGTTTGCCACAATCACAGTCTTACCTTCTTCGAGACTCTTGCGAGTTCTATCCTGGTTCGACTTGTGAGCCCATCCGAGCTTCTTCGGATCGAAGACGTATTCTCCGTTCACAAGGAAGTAATAATCCGCCTCATACACCTCAGCGCCAATTTCCTCAGCGAGCTTACGTGCATAGGTTGACTTACCTGACCCTGAAGCACCTCTGACAAGTATTAGTTTTGTATTCATATGGCTAAGATACTAGAGACTTCCTAAAATATCAACAAAAAAGTTGACCCATGCCACATTATATAGTATCTTCTTCACATGAATCAACAAGTACTCGGCTGGATTACAGCTGTGATTGCAGTATGTGGTAGTTTACTCATAAATTACAAAAATTTCTACGGCATGTTTTTTTATATGGTCGCCAACGTATTATGGGTGTATTATGGATTAGTGATTCAAGTTAATTACCCTCAGGTTTTCATGTATATAGTCTTTACAATAATTAACCTACACGGGGTTTATAAATGGAAGATACAAAAAAGATCAGCAAAATAGTAATTGCTATTCTATGTGGAATGTTCTCAAACCTAACAGTACTAATAACATCTTGGGATATAATCCCTAAAGTTATCGTTGGTGTTATTCTGTGTTGTTTTTACTACTTTATCATGTCTCTAATCTTCAAGCCTAAGTCGTTTAGGAGTTTACTTAGATGCATTCATATGCCGGAATAGGCTCTAGGCACATAAGCAAAAAAGAGGAAACACTACTACACAAAATAGCTAAGATTCTATTAGCTAAGGGATATGTTCTATACTCAGGTGGAGCTGAAGGTTCGGATCAAACATTCGAATTATCGTGCGAAGGGCACGGTGTTAGTTTTAGACCATGGGTTGGTTTTAATTATCATCTAGAACACCAAATACATAAAGTTGTATGCCATAGTAAAGAATCAATTGATTCTATATTTGAATATCATCCAGCACCTAATCGGCTGTCAGAGGCTGCTAAGAAATTGATGAGTCGAAATTATTTCCAAGTAAATGGAGTTGATCATTTACCTGGAGTTGATTTCGTTGTTTGTTGCGCTGACGTAAAAAATGGAGAAGTTCAAGGAGGCACAGGTCAAGCCGTTCGAATAGCTACGGCTCGCAACATACCTGTGATTAATATAAGAAGCCCGTTTTGGGAATCAAGTATTAATCGGATCCCAATCGTAGAACATGTGTCGAGAGCTGATCTAGAATCAAATCTCCCCAATATGTGACAGTCTCCAACAAACTAGCAAACTGATCAGGTCGAATAAGACCGTACCAAATTATGAAATATATCAAAATTGCAGCTACTAAACCCTTCATCATCCATTACTCCTTAGTCAGGCTTTCAAATATATTGTAGCATCTAGTCGAAAACTACAATATCGGTAACTCTCTCAATGCTCTCATTTAGCACATAAGTCAGTTGAATTGGATATTCTCCGCTGGCTGTAACTTGAAAAGCAGTATACTCCCCATCTTTATTGTATACTTTAACAGGTAGACCCTTACCCATCATTTTCATACCTAAAGCAGTCTTCAATTCTACTCCATCAGGTAGATCTATTGAAGTGCCTTTCCAATAACCAGTTACATATGGTTCAGGTGGTAACTGAGATTCTAATAGACAGAGTATATTTTCCCTAGTTACACTAGATTCGAGTATGCTCCTCTTCAGATCAGCGATCTTATGCCTTTTCATTTTGAATCTTTCTCACTGCAGCTACGTAATATGGCATAGCTTCAGTCAAACCAGGGTGTAAAGGTGTAGGTGGAGTCTCAATTCTAGTCCACTTAAACCCGGAAGTTTCTTGATTTAGTGTTGGGTTAAATTCTTCTTTAACCAAAACTAGATAATTATAGTATTCAAAATCATGTTCGGGGTCTTCGAAAACACTGACTCCGATATAATCAGCCATATCAACGAAACCAGCTTCTTCGTCTAGTTCTCGCTCAAGCGCCTCAATTGGAGTTTCAGCTCCATCAACTTTTCCACCGAAACCAGCCCAAGTATTTGGCTCCATCACCTTATCTGAACGCAAGGCAAATAGAACATTACCAGTAGACAGTGCATAGAATAAACAACCAGCCGCTTTTCTACCCCAATAAGGAGAACCTTCAGGTACGTCGTTATCTCTAACGTCGAATTCAGATTCATATTCAGAATCATCTCCATGTTGATCTTCGGTGGTACTCATATATGAACTATTCTGAATCGGAGATCTATTTGGTTCAAACATTTCCATAATAGCTTCATGCATGTGTTTAGCTATTTCAATAGCAGCTAATTGCTTATTAGCCTTCTTCTTAGATAAACATTTCTTAGTAGTCGTGTTGTGTACGTGATAACAACCATCCCCTTTATTTTCTACTGGCATTTTTATGATCCTTTTCCTTGGGTAAAGTTACGGCTTCTTTAGTTCGCCCAGGTACTTCACCAAAACCCATTCCCTTCAAAACACCATCACCTGCAGCCGAAGCCAAAGATGAAAAGAACCCTTCTGAAATTGGAGTTCTCTTTGTATTTACATGAAATAACAATACTTTACTATATTGTTTCCAATTAGTTTTAACCCATTCAACACACTGATCAAATGAATTTGTATCTTCTTTTGGAACAAACAAGTAATCATGGCCTTTATATTTGTTGTTTCCATGAACCACATATTTACCGTCAACATAATCGAGTAGAATAAAATCATTAACTTCAGGTCCATAGAATACTATTTGATCTTCTTCGTCGCCATAATGATAGAAGTGAACCCCTGAGTTCATGAACATTACAGCATCTTTACCATATTTCCCGGCATCACTATTTCTTCCAGAGTATGGATTTGCTGCAGCTCTATTAGCATATTTTGAATCAGCGATAAAAGCGAAATTATAACCAGGATATTTCTTACCTCCTCTATTTTTTGTTAACGCCAAGTCAGTCATATCTTCGGCACCTTGAGTGAATCCATTAGTTACTATTTGACCTGCATTCTCAGAAAAATGTACCAACCAAGTAGTTCTAGGTATTAATTTCTTATTCTCTAATGACATATGTACTTTTGTCTTACCATTCATATCGGGTTCATTATTATATTTTCCAGACCTGACATCTTCGGTAAATTCTTTTACTTCATTTGGGAAAGCCTTAAGTATTTCGTGAATATCATCCCATGAATGTTCATCCTCAAATCTTCGCAATGCTTCTTCATCATGGTCAAACATCCAATCATGGAAGAATTCAGAATATGGGTATTCTCCAATATCAATGTCATCGTCTTTAACATATCCAAGTAATGAACTATTAGAATTACTATAGACTTCTTCTAACGGAGCTTTACCATCAATTTTAGCTTTAATAGACTTTAAGAATTCCCTGGCTTTATCTTTCGGAACGGATCCACCTGAACGACCATCAGTTATCGCATATGCAGGTATTTCATCATACTTAATGTCTTTTTTGTATCTAGGTAATGGTTTTCTAATCTTTCTTATAACTGAAGGTGTTATTATTATCTTTCTATTCTTGTATTCAACCTCAATTCCTTTACCATTAGTGACAGGATGACCGAATATCAAACCAAGGTTAATCAAATTAACACTATTCTTATCATATTCAGTATCATCATTATAGTCTTGCATTTCATAGATATGGCCTTTGTAGAAATATTTCATTACGACACTCCATCCGCAAATGCTTTAGCTGTTTCCCTAGCCTGCTCCTCAGTCTTGATAGTGTATTCATGTCCTTTATAGGCAACATCACCCTTCTTCACAGTGTCACCAATACCAAATCCATACACCGCTCGATGACTCCACCCATACCATTTACCATCGCTACCTTTACCATAACAGTTATCTATAGTCTTAATATCAAGCCAGTCTTGGAATCTAATTTTAGATTTACCAGTTGCATATTTTGGCCTATTCTTTAAACTTCTCTTCTCAGGTGGAATATCAGTTTTGATTTTCCCCTTCAAGCCATTCAATTCAAACTTCTCTTTTGCCTCGTACAATATGCCATTCCATATTATTTTCATGTGGATATTTAGGCTGAAGGGCTGCTACAATGCCAAGTAGAGTCGCATAGGGCTCAAATAGAAAGGTAAAAAGATGAAGAAGTCGCATTTGGCATTGCTTTTGGTTGGTTGTCTAGCTCTCGGAGGAACAGTCCTCTCCTGTAAGGATAGTGGACCTGCTAGCAAGGGTGACACCACTGCAGTGGTTGATACCCTCAAGAAGGATACCGTCAAGGTAGACACCACCAAGAAGGACACTGTCAAGGTTGATACTGCTAAGAAGGTAGATACCACCAAGACTAAGGTTTCCAAGAAGAAGCATAAGTAAAAAAGGTGAGGTAGTAGAGATGAAATGGAAATCTAATTGCCCAGAAATAGGCAACACTAGAGTTAAAATTAAGTTTCTACTACTTCCTCGTGCTTTCAAGGGTGACACTCGATGGCTTGAAAGAGCTAAGATTGTCGAAGAATATAGGCGCTTTCGCGTTAGACCAGGATGCCCTGCAGTTGAAGGCTGGGTCGAAATTGGATATGGAGTAGACTAGCATGGGACCTAAACTATTAAAAATTTACGAAGTACTAACTAACCCAGATCGAATCGGTTGGTTTTCTGAATATGTACTTAAACAGGATGAAGATAATATGCTAAGCACCCACTTAATGGTGCGTAAAGTAGAAGTTAAAACGAAAATTGCCGAAAACATAAAAGACATTGATTCCTATTTGTTCACTTTGATAATAAATGAATTGAAGGCGTTGAAAAACGTATTCGAGATCAAATGTGACCAAAATATAGCAGATACATTTAACGATATACTTAGAATATCTAACAGAATGAGAATTGATAGTAGACATTCAGCCGGTAAGGTTGTTTACATATCTAAGGAAATATATGATAAGCTGATAAAATTACCATTCGCTATAGATAATAGAGCTGAAAATAAAAACAATTTCAAAGGATTACACGTAAATAAATTCTTAGATTTTATAGTGTGTGAATATTTGAATATAGATGAAATGATTATGTTTAGTGGAAGCGAAAGATCTTTCAATCAGCCTTTCCATTTCATGTATGAAAAAGATGGATCTACTAGCAATAGATTAGTTTGGGCTTTTAACTTGGATAAAAATGCTTATCTAATAAAATTAGACCCCCGGAGGATAGTAGAGATGAATAACGAAGCGCAAGAAAAAGAATTACCAATCGGAGTTGATACTTTTGAAGAAGTAGCTCATAAGGATTCCGATATTCACGACGATGGTCTTGCATGGTTTGAATGCGGTATAGTGCCAGATGAAATCAATGCTAATAATGTCAAGTATACTCAGTATCATATTAATCAGATATTGAAGTGGCTCACCGAAAAAGTATTAGATGGCCAAGGATACGTTCCATTGAATGAGTCTTTGACTAATTTCGAACATTATATGGACTTAACTAAAATAGTTGGAGTAATATCAGCCTTCAAGTTCGTGTCGCCTAGCAAGGTACATATTGGAATTAAGCCTTTAGAAACGAAACTAGATCTGTTCTACAACTATAAAGATGAACTCAAATTGACTTCTTTATTTGTTGCTTCACTTGAGAAAGCTGAAGACCATAATGTTGTGAGTGAAAAAGACTCAGAACTATTATACTTTTTCCTACACGGTAAGTAATTATTCTTTAGTCACGCTCGGGTCATTAGTCGGATTCTTATTGAATATCGACTTGACCTGATTTGGACTATATACAATATAGTGAAGATTATTCGCAGCTCCTGGCATATTACGGAATATAGAAGAATCCATAATAACACCATCAAATCCGCATTTTAGAATTATGTCCTTAAAGAAATTACCAGGACCTATCCTATCTCCATTGTCATCTGTCGCGTCTATTAATGCTTCACAATCCTTTATAGCATTAAAGAACTGAGTTGAGTTAAATCCATCTATTGGTTCTAGTTCTTCCATTAGCTTAGCTAATGTTGCAGCATTATCTCGTAAATCCAATTCATTAATATCATCGGTTAGATTAGTTATTAGACAAACCCCATCGCCTTCAGGTTCACCTTCAACTCCAGTTTCTTCATCGAATGGTATGTAATATTCAAAATACTGCTTGAAATTATCTCCAATGTAGAAAGGATTAACCATTCTCAGATAAACAGGCATTATATTAGGAACTGGATTTTCACCCATTATCTTCTTCTCTGCGTAATTCTTTATCAATCCGTCTAGAGTGTCATCTTCTCTAGCTGAGTCTAATTCTTCATCAGTTATTCCTAGCATCTCAGCAATATCAGTATCATAGTATGAATTCACATTATCTACAATCTGGGAAATCTTATTCTCGGCATCCGGGCCTTTACCTGCATAGTTTTCGCTTGCATCATACGGATTAGCAGTGAAATAGAATCCACCCCCAACATAAGCCTCAACATAAGTCTTTTTCAAATCGAAAGTATCAAAATCGTGCGTACTTCCATGGTATACATTCAATGGCTGGCCTTCGTCATCCTTGACCTTGGAATCACCAAACCAAGCCTTGAAGGCCGGAGTCTGTTCATATGAAACCGCTTCGTATAGGTAATTTCGATATAGTAACTTCATTTTATTCCTTTGCAAACTTATTACCATTTGAGAATGAGCCACTGTTATTTACTGATTTCACCTGAGAACCCTTAATGACCTTCCATTCGTCGGCCCCATATGAAAGCCCACCCGCACCCTGAGCATACGCTCCATCATAATGCTTTTCATTCATTACGTCATCAATAACTTCACCAATCGCGCCATACATTAGATCGTCTTTTTCTTCTTCAAATCTAGAATTCAATTCACTAATATTGGTTTCATTCGCCAAATCGTAAAGGTTAGTTATTCTTAAGTAGTATTTTCCAGGCTTACCAAATCTAGAAGCGTATTCATGATTCTTGGTAAAATAGAAACCAACACCTAGATTACCCCCATTGTACCCCTCAGAATAATCTTCAGTTTCTTCTCGGTCCCAAGGATGCTCGAATTCATCAAATTCCTGATATGACCCATGATAGAAAACTACAGGTCGCCCCTGCTCATCAACCGTCTGTGAATTTCCAAACCATTTCCAAAAATTCTCAATAGACTCTTTAGACGCTGCTATATATTCACCGAGGGAATTCTTATTTTGTCTAGGTGTCCCATCCACTACAATATTCTCTAAATCTATAGCCTCATATAGGAAATTTCTATAAGCGAGTTTCATACCGGATATTTAGTTATAAAGTAGGTGACAGTGCATTGGGCGTATAGTATCTTGAACCTATGAATGGGAGAACTCATGCGTAATGGAGCTATATTAGCTGTAGTCTGGCTGACCTCTGCGATAGTTTCATGCATATACATCTACTTACAAAGAAAAAGTAATAAGAGGTTTGCATATTCGGATGAAATGTACCTCGTTGCAATAATTGCAGCACCCGCAATGGCTACTGCTATTATCATAGGCACTCTAGAGAAATCATACGGTAACATGAAAAAGAAAGGTAAGAAATGACAATTGGAATTGTATTACTTGTAATTGGAGTAACCTGTTTACTAATCAACATATTATATATGTGTAATAGTGAAATGTTTGACAGCTTAAACTCTGACGATGGAACTTTGTTTTTCATTGGCGCTATATTGTTGGCACCATTCTTCACATTAGGATTTATGATTTATTATCTAAACCAATTGGCAATTGAATCTTCAAAGAATAAGAAAAAGGTTAAGCGATGATATACGGATTTCTTATTTTGATACTCTGCTATTTCGGGGCAGGGTTGCTTAATGGTTTTATCATAGCACCCGCAATCGATAAGATATTCGGCATGACCTCATTCTCGTATTATGATGTTGAAATTATGTTCTGGTCTGGATTCTTCGGATTGTGTTGGTCGCTAATTGTATTCGTATTGGCTTTTACAATTTCAATTGTACGATTTGTTTGTTTCGTATATGAAAAATACTATGAAACAAATATATACAGTTACATCAAAATAAAGAATATACGATTCTGGAATTATCTTGGTAATCTCGTGATGCGTACATGGAAGCTAAAGCCTAGGGATTCTTAATAATAACCCATAGTATATCTTTGGAGGTTCCAGCAATGTGAGCCTCCTTTTCTATTTGTAAATATTCAGGACTATCGAATTTCATTTCCTTGAATTCTTTAGTCCTATTGTTGAATATTCCACTCTTATATTTCTGAGATAACTTGTAATATAAGTTTGCACTATCATCAGTGATGTCAGTGTCAGACACTAAAGCGCCGAAATAATTCAATAGGTATTCATACCCTTTAGACATTAATCCTTCACCTCGACTATTCTCAATTAGATATGTGAATTGAATCCATATTGCATTAGGTATACTATGAAACTTATTGAATTTCACATACCCAACAGGCTGATCTTTATCTGTAATGTAAAGCATTCCTCGGGTGGGCTCGCTCTTATATTCTCGAATACTCCAATCAGTTCCCTGGTAGTACTGAGAATCTACCTCTTCTGTGGCGTCAGCCATCTTCTCGATTTCCTTCAAACGGTAATCATCATCGTCTTCAAGTGAATTGATTCTATTAGGCATTTCCATTAATGTCGATTTTTTCGGAAGCCTATACATACTGTAACTAAATCTGAAATCTCTATTACGACCCTTATTTTCAACAAATCCAAATTGCTTATAGAATTGAATTAGTCTATCCTTTGATGTAGTACCCCAGCCATCTTTCTTATCGGCTGGACTCAAATATAGAGGAACCCCCAGAGTATCAGCGTGCTGAACAATCTCATGCATAACATTACTTCCAACTCCAGAACCTCTAGACTCTTTAGGTACTACAATCTTACTAATTACAATCCCACCCTTATTGTCAGCCAATAAATCGAGATCAATACCATACTTAACCCTGAGAGAATTTTGGAAAGCTGCTAGATTCTCAACAGCTTCATACAAATATCCTCTATACAAAATCTTCATCTTTCTATTTAGTCAGCTATAATACTCGTAGACAAGGAACTTACATATGCTACTTGACCTTCTAGGTATAATATTGGTCGCACTAATAATGTATGGTGTTTATTGGTTATGTGATATTGATTGGGATGAATACAGGAAAACAAATAGCGAAGGCTAATTAAACTCCAGTATGTAAATCTATATCCTTAATTTCCTGTAGATCCTTATCAGATACTTTCTTTACTTGCTTAATAGCATCATTTCGACTAATTCTATTCCAAGAATCAGTTGAAGCGTCTCTTTCATTAGTGCTGAGGTCGTTGTTCGAATTATACCATATGGCCTTGATCTGGTTAGGTTGTAGGCGTCCAATGAACAAAGCCTGTGGCTCTACACCCTTTGAAAAGATCTCGGCTAATTCGGGCCTGTCTGCGCCACTAATGAATGGATGAGTAGATCCTGAATGCTTCTGTCTTAACTTAGACCTAACACCTTCTCTATTACTCTGGACATTATGACCTTCAACACTCCACAGTGGAGCCTCTAAATCAGAAACCTTACAATTGAATTCAATAATATAACCAGAATTAGCAAAATACTCTGCAGTCTTTAGTGAAGGCGTAACAAATAAACCCTTAGGATTATCTATATTTTCGTAATCATCCTTACGCTGAACAGGTACAGTACCATCAATTCCATTAGTCAACGTCTTTAATACATCATGCAAATACGCAATACCATGATAAACCGTAACCACATGATTATCTTTTAGTGGAGATTCCGTAGATATTGTCTTCTTAACACCACCACTCAAATAACTCGAAACCCTATTTAAATTACGAGCTTCATATATTTGACCCTTATACAAAACTTTAGATTCACTTAGTATATTCTCGGGCTTCATATATTTTTTAACTATTTCTGTAATAGGTCCATTTGAATATAATCTTAAAGCAATATCATAACTATTTTGCCCGTTAGCAGCTAATCTCAAATTTGGATTAGCTCCAGCCTCTAATAATAACTTAACAGCATCATAAGCGCCTCTTCGTATTGCCACATTTAATGGGTAGTTACCAGCAACTTTATCTCCTTCTTTATATCCTATGTTCGGATCAACTCCATGTTTTAATAGTAATTCTAAAAGTCCATAATTATTACTGAGGGTATATTCAATCATCCAATCTCCAGACGCACTCTTTACATTTGGATTAGCGCCGTGACTTATTAGAAAATGTATTAATTCAGTATCATGCTGTTCGACCGAATAATATAGTGCCGATTTCTTATGATTGTTCACCAAATTAATATTGGCTCCGGATTTTAGTAAAAAATCAGCAACTTCTGGAGTACTGTGAATATTCCCTCTATTATTGTTTTCCATTGTTGAGTTGAATATTAACCCGGTGTTATTGATAGAATCTCTAACATCAACATCAAAGTTATACGTTTTAATCAAATCATCCATTTGTTCAATCATTCCATTTGATATGTACGAAAACCATGAAGTAATATACATCTTCAGCGCTTCAAACTTAGTTTTATCTTCTCCATATAGCGGCATTAAAATATCAAAATCTTCACCAAAGGTTAAGTCATTACCTTCACCTACATACTTCTCCAATATAGGATAAATTAGATCTTTAATTGGTTCAGCTTCATATTCTTGTAGAGGAGTGTCTCTTATATTCTTTAACTGTGAACTACCAATATGCATCAAAGCGTATTCTTTGCCTGTAGCTTTTTCCATAAAATAATAATAAGGGGGCTTATATCTATCAAAATAGTCCCGGTACTTTACACACCAATCGACATCTCCCCTAAAACAGATATGCTTATTGTCATCACCATCATTTGAGTCGTCAGTTCCAATCCAACGATCAATTTCAAAACATACATATTTATCATTCTGATTTACTATATGGTAATTACTATTTGCGTCATTTGCTTTAATATCTGGATTATCTAAATTTGTTGAAAATTTCTTAGTTAATTCAATAACCTTATTCTTAAAATCATCGAATCCAATTTTACCTTTAGCTAAAACCTTAGAAAGATTACCTACGTCGCCGCCAGGGTAAATATCTAATAGTCTCTTAAACTTTTTCAAATATTCTTTAATCTGAGCATTTAAATCCTCTGGACGTTTTTCTAACACCCATTTAGTAATAGAACCTAAGTATTTTTTATCAGCCGAAGGATCTACATCAACAATTTCATTGATAGTATATTGCTTAGCTTGAGCAAGCCTAACTAAAGAATCTTCGGCAGTATCACTATTATTACTACTAGCTAAGTTATGTTTCTTAACATATTCTTCAATAGCTGATCCGTAAATTCTATTGATGTCTTCCTTGGTGTATGCTTCTAAAATAACATTAGATACTTCATATATCTGACCTTTATACAAAACTTTCATATTTCATATTTAGCACCCCAGCCAGGGCAGCTGCTACAATACTTTCATGAAACATAACACTGATGCGCTGATAGACTTTAATGCAGAACAATTAGCTAGAACAGAAAAAGATAGCACCCCAGCCAGGGCAGCTGCTACAATACTTTCATGAAACATAACACTGATGCGCTGATCAAGAAATGGAAAGCTGTACTAGATTCTGACATGATGTCAAAGTATCCACCGAGGCGCGACGACATCCTAGCAGTCTTTCTAGAAGAACAATCTCTCTTTACGAAGAGTATAGGAGAAAATAACTATAGAGAAGCATTCTCTTCATTAATACTCCCTGTTGCGGGTAGAGCTATCAGTAAGTTATTAGTGAATGGAACACTTAATGATATTCAAGCAGGTAAAGTAGAATACGAAAAAGTAACTCTACCATATGATATGCAACTTTTTAATGATTTAAGATGCGTAATGGGTACTGATCATATTACGTGCTTAATGGAAGCTATTCAATATGAAGTCGAAGAGACTTATTTCAAGCTGTCTAAGTCAGGTTCTTTAATATTGCCAATAGCCCCATTAGTTACTTTTAATGATTTCGATTTATTTGGAGATCATAATCCACAAGATAAGATCGTAATCAATCTCCTAAAGCCGCTAGAAGAAAAACTAGACATCAAAGAAACACTAACAACTGAAGAGTTCATAGACCTCGTTATTGGAGAACCAGTGGCCGAACCTATCACCAAAGAAGATTTCTTCGATTGTATCGTATCTAATACTAGAACCGGAAATGGTAAACTACACCATGTATACTCTAGGAAATTACTCAAAGCTAAGATCCTAGAACTTACAGGTGAACCAAATCTACCATTCGTATTCAGATTCACAGTTGACTAATATGGATAAGAAACCTATATTGGAATCTCTATTAGATAAGTGGAAACCAGTAATCGATAACTTCAATCAAC